ATATGAATTTATATCCTAAATACGAACCAATGAAATGGAATAAAAATTTTTATATTAGAAAAAGTCATAATTGCTATGCTTATGCTCTTAATCTAATATACCCAGAATATATAGAATTATGTAAAAAAAATAATTTAGGAGATGGGGAATATTGTAAATTAGTAAGACCTCAACCAGGATTATATTCTGGATATAAAAAAATAAAGAAAAATGCAAATATTGAAAAAAGGATGTTGAAAGACAACCCATATATTAAAAAAACAGATTATTATTCTTCTTGTCCTTCAAACTATTATAAAATTGCTTTATTTGCAGAGAGAAATAAAAAGATAAATTATCATTTTTATAGAGAAGATAAAAATAAATTATGGAGTCATAAAGACGGATGGACAAAAGCAACAAATAAAGATTTAAGTGGTAACATAATAAAAGATCCTGCTAAATGTGATAGGGGTATATATAATTTATTTATAGGATATTATTTTGTACCAATAGACCCTAAATTGAAAAATATGGCTAATTATTATACAACGTAGAGTCTATATATATTGTTTAATTATAAGATTTGCTTATACTGGATTATTTTCTATAATAATAAAAAGAGTACATAATTTTTATTTTTATAAAAATATATTAAACTACTCTAAAAATCTAAAAAAATAAAATTATGTACTTTTTTAAATTATGACAATGTAAGTAAATAAAGAGTTCTATTAAGAGCACCTTTCATCTCATCGCGGATATTTAGAAGTTCAGTATCTTTTTCACTTATATATTCCATAATATCTTTTGTAAGAAAGTTAATACAAAGATTTATAAAAGAAATAAGTTTTTCGTTACTTTCGCTATTCATTTTATAATATACTATATTTTGCTTATCTGTTATCATAGGACGCCCATAAATACCTATATAAATCTCTAAAAATTTATCATAAAGATCATTTATTTCATCATAAAGCTTATCAGTTGCTTTATGAGCTGCAAAAGATGTTGTTGTAAGATGAGCTACTTTAATATTTATTAACATTTCAAAAAAGAAATTCATTAAAGGTTTTTTGCCATCTTTTAATATCTTCTTTTTACCCATTATATTTCTATTATAAGAATAATATAATAATTATTAATATTTATAATATTATATAATAAAAATTTCACATATATATATTATAGTTTAACATAATATTTAATTTAATATAGTTTCTATTACGAATAAAATTTGATATAAAAATATAATTATATGTTATATATAACTAGACAATGAAAGTAGTCAAAAGAAATGGTGAGACAGAAGATGTTAGTTTTGATAAAGTTCTTAACAGATTAAAGAAGATTTCAGGAGATATTAAAATTGATACTACCGAAATTGCTCAAAAAGTATGCTCACGTATTTATGATGGTGTTAAAACAGCCGAGCTAGACGAGCTTGCAGCATATCTTTGTAGTAGTATGTCAATTGAAAATCCAGAATATGCTGTTTTAGCATCTCGCATCATTGTATCTAATCATCAAAAAAATACTTCTCCTTCTTTTAGCGAAACAATAGCAATTTTATATAATAACAAAGACGTACATGATGAACCCTCTCCTTGTGTATCAGACGAAGTATATAATATTGTAAATAAATACACAGAAAAATTAAATTCCTATATTGACTATTCAAGAGACTTTCTATTTGATTATTTTGGTTTTAAAACATTAGAAAGATCGTATCTTATTAAAGTTAATAAAAAAATAGTAGAAAGACCCCAGCATATGTGGATGCGTGTTGCGATTGGTATTCATGGCGATGATATAAAAGAAGTCCTAAATACGTATGACTTAATGAGTAAGAAGTATTTTACTCATGCCACACCTACTCTATTTAATTCAGGTACTAATACTCCTCAGCTAAGTAGCTGTTTCTTATCTAGTATGAATGATGATAGTGTAAGTGGTATTTATGAATCATTAAAAGAAATGGCGCTTATTTCTAAATATGCTGGAGGTATTGGAATTCATATTCATCAAATAAGAGGCAAAGGAAGCCATATTCGCGGTAATAATGGTGTTTCTAATGGTATTATTCCAATGCTTCGCGTATTTAATAATACAGCCAGATATATTGATCAAGCCGGAAAAAGACAAGGTAGTATTGCTGTATATCTAGAGCCATGGCACACTGATGTAGAAGCTTTTCTTGATCTTAAAAAGAATCATGGTAATGAAGAAGATAGATGCCGTGATTTATTCTTAGCTTTATGGATTCCTGACCTATTTATGGAAAGAGTAAAAAATGATGGAAAATGGAGTTTAATGTGTCCTGATCAATGTCGCGGTCTAAGCGATGTATATGGAGACGATTTTAAAACACTATATGAAAAATATGAGAATGAAGGTAAATTTATTAGACAAATTAATGCTCAGGATCTTTGGTTTAAAATTTTAGAATCACAAATTGAACAAGGAGTTCCTTACATCCTATTCAAGGATGCAGCAAATAAAAAAAGTAATCAACAGAATCTAGGAACTATTAAATCAAGCAATCTATGTGCCGAAATTATTATTTATTCTTCACCAGAAGAAACGGGTGTATGTAATCTTGCTTCTATATGTCTTCCATCATTTGTTGAAAAAACTGAAGATGGAACTACGGTATATAATTTTGAAAAACTACATGATACAGTTAAAGTAATTACTAAAAATTTAAATAAAGTTATTGATAGAAATTTCTATCCTCTTGAAAAAGCTAGAGTTTCTAATCTAAGACATAGACCTATTGGAATTGGAGTTCAAGGTCTTGCTGATGTCTTTATTCAACTAAGATATCCTTTTGAAAGTGCAGAGGCTAAACAACTAAATAAAGATATTTTTGAAACAATCTATCATGGAGCAGCAGAAGGTTCTATGGAAATCTCACAAAAGAGAGCAATAGTAATTAAAGAAATGATGACAAATTCCGATACAAATATTGATAAATATGTAAATGAATTTGAAAATGATATTATAAATAGCAAATTTCCTGGTGCTTATAGTTCTTTTGAAGGAAGTCCAATTTCACAAGGTAAATTCCAGTTTGACCTATGGGGTAAAGAACCATCAGACAGATATGATTGGAATAAACTAAGAGAAGAAATAATGACTCACGGTATTAGAAACAGTCTTCTTATTTCTCCTATGCCTACTGCATCTACGTCGCAAATTATGGGATTTAATGAAAGCTTTGAGCCTTTTACAAATAACATCTTTCAGCGCAAGACACTAAGTGGCGAGTTTATTGTAATTAATAAATACCTTGTTAATGATCTTATTAAAATAGGGATGTGGGATAAAAATATGAAAGACACTATTATTCTTAATAATGGAAGTATTCAAAATATTGACAGTATTCCTAATGATGTCAAGGAACTCTATAAAACTACTTGGGAAATTAAACAGAAGAATGTCATTGATATGTCTGCTGATCGTGGTATTTATATTTGCCAGACACAAAGTCTTAATATCTTTATGGAAGAACCTGATTTTCAAAAACTATCTAGTATGCACTTCTATTCTTGGTCTATTGGTCTCAAAACAGGATCGTATTATTTAAGAACAAGACCTAGAGCCCAAACCCAACAATTTACTATTGATCCTGAATTTATTAGAAATAATAATAAGAAAAAATGTGTAGAGGAAAATGATGGCACATGTATGATGTGCTCAGCATAAAATCTTAGCAGAAATATAATGATATAAAAAATAAATATGTATATATATTATATAATATATCAATGAACACTGAACTACTACTAACCGAAGAAGAAAATAGACTTACTATTTTTCCTATTAAACACAATAATATATGGGAAATGTATAAAAAAGCCGTCAGTTCATTTTGGAGCGTAGAGGAGATTGATTTAAGCAAAGACATAGATCATTTCAATAGCCTTAGTAATAATGAGAAATTCTTTATTAAAAATATTCTAGCTTTTTTTAGTTCAAGTGATACAATTGTAAATATAAATTTAGGGGAAAGGTTTTTATCAGAAGTGAAACCATTAGAAGCTAAATTCTTTTATGGTTTCCAGATGGCTATAGAGAATATTCATAGTGAAACATATTCTCTTTTAATTGATACTTATATTAAAGATCCCGTAGAAAAAGATAAGTGTTTTAATGCGATACAAACTTTTCCTTGTATTAAAAAGAAGGCTGATTGGTGTTTTAAGTGGATTGATGATAAGGATTCAACTTTTTCACAGAGACTTATTGCCTTTGCCATTGTAGAAGGTGTCTTTTTTAGCGGAGCATTCTGTAGTATTTTTTGGCTTAAGGAAAGAGGTCTAATGCCTGGTCTCGCTTTTTCTAATGAATTAATCAGCAGAGATGAAGGTATGCACGTGGAATTTGCTGTTCTTCTTTATTCAATGATTGAGAACCGTCTCGATGAAGAAACTGTACATCAAATTATGAAGGAGGCAGTAGAACTAGAAAAAGAATTTATTACCGAGTCAATCCCTTGTAGTATGCTTGGTATGAATGCTGATTTGATGAAAACGTATATTGAATACGTAGGCGATAGATTACTTTCGCAATTAAACTATTCTAAAATTTGGAATGTTAATAATCCTTTTCCATTTATGGAGAGAATATCCATAGAGACAAAAGCAAATTTCTTTGAAGGTCGTGTATCACAATATAGTAAAGCAAATGTAGGAACAAAACAGTCACATGCAGAGCTAAGAAAATTTACTATTGATGCTGACTTTTAAGAATATTATTTTAATATATGCTGTATTTTTCTGTAAAATCTTGCCATTCTTTTATTAATATAAGGGTCTTTCATATTTTATAATTTTGTTTTTGTGCTGATATCCAATTTCCTAGAGATTTGATTTCTTTATTTTTATCAATTTTTGATGGTAATATATTATATTCTTTAATATAATCTTCTACTTTTTTTTGTTATCAAACCAAAAAATTTCATTATATTCTTCAATAATTTTTTCACATTCTTTTCTTATTAGAGAGTCATATTTTCAGGACACTCATTCCATAAATAGGAATTTTTTAGATAATTTTTGTATAATGAAATCTTTTACATATATCTAATATAATAAGCCTTTATCTTGATTATTCATTATATATATTTATATTACTTAAATAATATAATCAATTTTTATACTATTTCAAAAGAGTACATAATTTAAATAATTTGTAAAATATATTAACTTTCTCTAAAAATCTAAAAAAATAAAATTATGTACTTTTTTGAAATAGCTTACGGTTTAGGAGAAGTTCTAGAAGGTGACGATCTAGAAGGAGATGATAGTTTAGGAGATGTTCTTGAAGGTGACGATTGTTTAGGAGAAGTTCTTGAAGGAGACGATGGTTTAGGATATGTTCTAGAAGGTGACGATTGTTTAGGAGATGTTCTAGAAGGAGATGATAGTTTAGGAGATGTTCTAGAAAGAGATGATAGTTTAGGAGATGTTCTTGATGGTGACGATTGTTTAGGAGAAGTTCTTGAAGGAGACGATCTTGATGGTGATAATCTACTAGCTCTAATTTTTTTAATTTTAAAATCTAAAAATTTTAAAACAGTACTATTTTTATTCCTGTTTAATTTAATTTTATCATATTCTATATTTTGATTTATATCATTATCTATATCTAAAATAATTGTTTGTTTTTTTGTTAAAATTTTACGTTTACCACTTTTCTTACCGCCATTTATTCTTTGTCTTTTTACAGGATGTTCTTTATACATTAAATATGTATGTTGTTCTTCGTTTATCATTTCAATTAGGCTACTTGTTGATATTCTTATAAAAGGGTTTGTATCAAAACATTTAGTAAAAATTGTATTTATAAAATCTTTATTCATAGTATCATCTTTTATTTTTTTCCTAAGTTCTAATATTATAAATGTTAATGAATATATATCTATCTTTAATGCTACTTTTTTTGTAAAAATATTATTATATAAAAATTGTAAAAGTTTAGTTCTTTTAGTATCAGCATCATCATTTATATCTTCAATATACTGGTCTTGTAATATAAATATAATACTCTCTATATATTCTGCTAATTGACTATAAAAATATGTTTTTAAATTATCATTGTATCTATTTTCAATATATACTAAATAATTATCATTATATAATTTCTTAATAATATTATCACCTTCATCATCCTCTAATAAATCCATTAAATAATATAATATATTTAATAATTCTTCAATATTATTTGCACATTGAAAGATATTTGATACTATTAAATAGTCAGGAGGATGATAAACATATAATGATGTTAGAAACTCGCTATCTTCTTTGTAAGCATCTTCAATATTCATCGAAAGTCCAAAGTCTATAAGATTTAATTTGTTTTCACTACAATTTAATAAAACATTAGCTGGTTTGATATCTTGATGTATTTTTTTTTCTCCTAATATTTGAATACCTTCAATAAATTTTTTTAATATATGTAAAAAATCTAAATAACTTATTTCACATTTAGCTTTATCTAAATCTACTCCGCCATTACCTAGAATTATTTGATATATATATCCATATTTATCAGGTATAATACAATTTTTGATTGAAATATCATATATATTATCATTTATTATACCATACATTGATCCTTTATATGGCACTGTAAAATTATGTTCTTTATCATAACTAGCTATTTGTTCAAGTTCATTAATTTCTTTATTATAATTTTTCACTCTACTTCTTCCAGTAAAAAGTTTACATACATCATCGCTTTTCTTATTTACATATTTTTTATTTATAACAAAATTTTTTAATTTTACAGGAGGACTTATTACACACCCATAAGAACCTTTACCAATTAAAGACATAATCTATAAATATATATTTTAATTATTTTTTGAAATATTGCAGTAATTTACATAAATTTTTTAGACATTAAATATACCTTTGGTTTTTTCTTATCATAATAATCAATAAATATTTCATCTTCTATTACAAAGCCTAGTTTTTTATACCATAATGTATGTAATAAAAATATAAAAATAATCTATTAATAATTTAATTATTTAAACAATTGGTTCTTCAATTTCATCATCGTCTAGCATTGCAAATGCCTTAATTTTCAGGCATTTCCAACCTTTACCATCTGGTGGATAAGGTCCTCTATTCTTCTCAAAGTATGCTTTAATTTGATTTCTATCAGGTAATTTCTTACCTTTAGAAACATTATTCATAGCCCATATTCTGAAGTCCCCGTATAGTTTAGATAGAATAATACGACAATTAGGATCGTCAACAACTTCAATTGCTTCTGAGAAGAATTGTCCAATGACATCATTATTAAGTTTATAGCTCTCGGTCGCAATTCTAACTTCCATTGGTTCATGAAGAGCATTAGGATTGATTGTCTTATGGCGTTCAATAAGCATACTCATAAATATATCAGCCCATCTATCAAATTTATCAGATAGTCCTAAATCCATATTGAACTCATTAGGTTTTGTAGGATTATCGCAGAATTTTGATAAGAACTCAATTACACGAATACGACGCCAAGTACCACCATCATCGCTAGGAACTTCTGGAAGCTCATTACAAGTTAAAATCATCTTAAATTGCGGTTTAAATTCTGTAGGTTCTTTGTAAAGCCCTCTTGTTAAAATTCTATCATTACCTGATAATTCTTTCATGAGTCCAATATTAAGTCTATCTTGTTCACTAGGTTCCTGCATAACAGCAAAACGTCTTCCTTTAGTTCTTTCAAGTTCACCTTGAGCAGAATTAGATGCAACACGTTTCTGAGTTAAAAGAGAAATAGGAAGAATACAATAATAATCTCCAACAGCTTTTTGAATAAAATCTAAAAGTCTTGATTTACCGTTACTACCTTGACCAGTAAATATATAGAATCTCTCCTGTGCTATGCTACCATCAATAATACATGCAATAATATCAAGCACATAATTACGCACCCCCTCATTGATGAAAATTTTGCTAAAGAAGTCATTTATTTCAGCTATTTCATTACATTCTGGATTATAAGTTACATAATTAATTTTTGTACTATGATATATATAATCATCAGGCATTCCATCCCGAAACATATGCATTTTTAAATCATATACACCATTATCAAATCCTAGAAGATGCGTACGACTATCTAACATTTCTTCAAATGTATCGTCAATAAATAAAGTTCTACATTCTTTCATAATACTGTCTTTATAACTGGCATTTTTAAGTTGTTGTGCTATTTTAATACTTTTTTTAGCAAGTTCATCATTTAAATTCTTAACAAATTGATCTGTTGTATGAGCAGACATATAATATTGCGATCTTTCTATAAATTTACTACAAATTACCTGACTAAATATAAGACGAAGGTCAAGACCTTCTCTTGATTTTACCCATCTATGTTTATTTTTATCATAACGATACCAAATATCTCTAGTAATAGAGATGGACTCATCTTTATATTGAGCATGAACTACTTTAGCAACATCATAATGTGCACCATCGCTACGAATACAAATATCAATTAGAGGAATAATAGATTCATCAATAATTTTATGATATTTAATAATATCATCTTGTTTTGCCCACCATCTAAGCGTTCCCATTCCCATATTATCCTTACGCATCTTATTCCAAAGAACTTGACATTCTCCTTCAATATAAGAACTGCTGATTTTTGAGAATTCTACCCATGTATCTAATAGACGATAATCAATATTACGAAGAACCCATCCGAGATTAATCCAATCCTGATAATTTTCTGCACGAGAGAAAGATAGACATTCATGAACAAGTTTTTTTGTTAAAATTAGTTCATCTTCTGAAACATAATTTTTATTAATATTTAATGATTTTGCAAATATATTATTATGTATTTTAGTTTTTTGTTTAATATCCACAGCAGGTAAGACGTGTTTTACATATTCTTTAACTTCTGCTTCATATTCCGCAAAAATTTTTACATTAGTTTCTTTATTTCCTTGATTTCTCATAGAGAAAAGTTTAATAAAATTAATTTCATCAGCAGCATTAATAGTATATGTATCTTTAATAGTTTCATTATTAATGTATCGGTATATTAAAGAAACACGATAAGTTTCACAATCAGGTTTTTTACTTGCATACATTTGCCAAGAATTAACATCGATAATTGCTTTATCAATTATTGATTCGTGATCATTACATACTGGAAGCTCTTTAAACATATCTTTAGCAACATCTAAAATTTTTCTTCTAATAAAATGTTGAACATTATTTTCCACAATAATATGAGGAAATACGATATGAAGTCCATCTTTAAGTTTATTGCGATGTTCAGTTGGATGCGGCTTCTCCATAATGTATGCTATATTTGATTTTTCATCAATATCAATATATTTATTAATTATACTAAAATATGTATTAATAATGGTATATATATCATTTTCGGTATATAATCTATTATATTTTTTAGGTTTTTCAAAAGAAGAATCAGAATCAGTTGAGTCATAAATACCTGTTTTATTTTCAGGCATTAAGAATCTGAAATCTAAATCAACTCTTAGAGGACTAGGATTTAAAGGTTTTTCTGTAAAATACATTGGTATTCCATTAGTAATAGCAAGACTATAAATGTTAATGAAGTCATTATATTTTTCATCTGGTATATATAGTGAAACTTTAGGATGTCCAATGCTTGTATTGGTGTATTGTTTTCCTTTCTCTACCCTGTATTTATTTATGAACGATCGCAAATCTTCAGTTATACCCATAATTATTGATAATGAATATACTTAATATTATATAATCATTTTTTATTTATATTAAAAAACAAATAATAATTTTTATTTTATCTTATTAAATATCCTTATTGTATTGATGTATGAATATTTATATATAAAATCTTTATAAATACTTATATATATAATGTAATATTATTGTCATTTTTTAACTATAATAAGATTTTAATATTTTTCCTTATATTAGAAGCTATTTATTATGAATGTAATAAAATATAGATGTCCTTCTAATAATACTAATCCACATGTATTTAAAAAACCAGATATAATATTTTTTATAGATATTTTAAATAAAACATTATCAGTTAAAGACAAAATAGTATATAAAAAGACAGATACTATTGTCAAACTTCATAAACTTTTAAATGAAAAAATGGCGCTTTATAAAGCAAAAGACAAGGAATATTTTTGGTGTAATATTATAGCATCTTTAACAAATAATAAAGCTGAAAAACAAAAAATAAAAAGAATTGAAGTTTCTACATTACGACCTGAAACTCCTTCACAATGGCTTAAAAACAAAACAGAATGGTTAAGTAATTATGATATTGCGAATGTTATGATACAATATTCTAATGATAAGAAATATAAATATAAATTTTTAGGAGTATTTCCATTAGACTTTGCTGTTGAAATTAATGGTAAATGTCTTTATAGCTCTGTTTGTAATATAAATATTAAAGATTATATTAAAAAAGGCATTAAATATATTGGATTTATTAATAATTTAGATAAACATAATGAGTCAGGATCACATTGGACTTCTACATTTATTATTATTGATCCTAATAATAGTAGTTACGGTTGTTATTATTACGATAGTACATCAAAGATTATTCCAAATTATATTAAAATTTTTGTTGATAGAGTTAAAAAACAGCTTGAAGAAATTTACCCTAATAAAGTTTTTAAAATAAGAAGTAATAATAAAAAACATCAATATAAGAATACAGAATGCGGTATGTTTTCAATGGTTTATCAAATACGATGGATAAATTTTTTATTACATGATAAAGAATTTTATAAAAAGAAAGATGCTTATAAAATTATTGTTAGTGATAAGAATATTAAAGATGAGACTATGGTATATAAAAGAAATGATCTTTTTAGACCTAATATACTAACATTAAAATAGGAATACTAAGAAAGAGTAGCATTGCGCATAATTTTATTTTTTCAGATTTTTAGAATAATTTAATATATTTTGCAAAATAATTTTCAATATTTGTGTTTTTTTATTTATCAAGCTCTCAAATAATGATAATATATTAAATAATATTTGTTTATATGAGACACCATATTTCTCATTAAAAATATTGAGCAAAAACATTTATTTAACAATAATATGTACGCGCGACCAAATCAATAACACTATTATTATATTATAAGTATATGTATTATTAGTTTAATACACCTTTTTTTCAGTTTAATACACCTTTTTTATAGTTTAATACACCTTTTTTCCAGTTTAATACACCTTTTTTTCCAGTTTAATACACCTTTTTTAATATTATTATATAAAAATAAATTATATAGTTATGTTATATATGTTATTTATTTGTAAAATTTGTAATTACTCTTGTAATAAAAGATATAATATTACAAGACATCTTAATAAAGTTCATAAAGAAGAAGATAATATAGAAGAAAATATTATAATTGATAATCAAATTACAGTTGATTTAGAAGATGAAAAAGATACTACAATATCTTTTAGAGAAAATATAGAAGATGTTAAAATAATACCAAACAAAGAATATACTGACAATGATTATAAATATGTTAAAGATAAAAAATATAAATGTGAAAAATGTGATAAAAAATACAATACATTAGAATATTATAAAAACCATATTAAAGATTGTAATATTTCTTATAAAATTGATAATTTAACTTGTCCTAAATGTATGAGAAAGTTTGCTCACATGTCAAATAAAAATAGGCATATTAAAAATGGTAAATGCGAACCTTGTAGTATTAATAATCCTATAAATCATAATCCTATAGCTAATATTACTAACACAAATTCATATAATACAAATAATATTAAAAATCAAACAAATAACAATATTACAAATAATATAAACAATATTTATAATAATTACAATGATGAAAGGATAGATTATATTACTATTGAAAAAATATAAATATTTTAATGAA